ACCGGGCCCAGCGGCATGCTATAGGCCAATCCAGTCCACTGCGGACCTGGTATGGTACGGCAGAATAGGTATATGCTGGACATATGGTACAGTGGCCGGATAGGGGGATATGGACAGGTGTACTGGTCACATACACCCTGCTCAGGTTCCAGCCCTCTAACAAATGCATTAACATCATGCAACCATGCCAGTCACCCCCCTTACTACAGTCAGGTTAAGATACTAACCAGGTTGTATCTGTCTGATAACAGTTCAAGTTGTTTGAAACTTAGGAAGGGGGGGTAGGGGGGGTACCCCAACCATGCTCAAACCCTGTACACTATAAATACAGATATAATAACCCTACTAACCAAATGGTTACCCGGCCAACTGTACATAGTACAGCATCCCAGTACACGTACACGTACAGTACGTACCCCAGTTACCCAACTAACCATCCCAGTTGTTCCCGTGTACATGTACAGTACAGTGCGCGTGCGCGAGGCTGCCCCGGGCGCAAACCACCCCCGGCCCATTACCCCTGCCATATCCATGCCCCGGGGGTCGCTCATGAATTCCTTTGGCAGAGAATCCTGGCCGAGTTACCATATACCCCAATCCAGTGCCCGACAGTGGGTATATATACCACACCAAGATCCAGTGGCCTACAAGGACTCGTATGTGCCATACCCGAATCCACTGCATGGCGTCCAGTGGGGTTTTCCTTGACAGGGGCTCAGCCGTGGGTTATGCTGTGGGCCATACCCTTGGCATGGCATGTGTCTTGCGAGTCATGATGTGGCCTGGGGTTTTCTTGACCTGTCTACCCCAGCCCCCCTTTCTGTCCCGACTTGGTGGCTGTCCGGTCCCCGGATGGTCGCCTTGTTGTTTATTTGCATATTTCCCCTTGACAGACATCTTCCCCATGTGATTGGGTCCAAGTATAGGGCCGGAAAAGGCCCACGATATGAGGTCCAATCATGCCTACAGTCCATGAGAGTAACTTCGACGATAAGGTCCGCCCGCATTATACTGAGATCACCCACTGGATCCGCATGGGTACCACTGAGCGGCAGGTGGCCGTGACTCTTGGTGTCAGCCTGACCAGCTGGAATTCCTACAAGCGCAATTATCCTGAGCTGGCCTTGGTCGTGTCCGATGCGCGCAAGCAGATGAGCTGCCGGGTCGAGAAGGCGCTGTTCCAACGCGCCGTGGGATACGACTACACCGAGCTCCGCACGGTCACGGACAATGAGGGCAAGGAAGTTCTGACCACCACGACCAAGCATGTGCCCCCTGACGTGCTGGCCGCGATCTTCTGGCTCAAGAACCGGGAGACGATCCACTGGAAGGACCGCAGGGAGGCCTCGCAGGACAACAATGCGCCGTCCACTCTTGCCGATGTGGTCCGGTCACGCCGGGATAGGTTGCTGGAGAATAATAATTGAGTCACGTAGCCACACAGCATACCCGCAGACGCCAGATGCAGACCATCAAGATGGCCCAGGACCTGGGATTTATCTCATCCGAGGCCGTGGGTGATAGCGACATAGATGCTGCCTACACGTCATGGCAGACCGATTGGTGCCTGTTCGCCAAGGAGGCCCTCGGCATCAACCTGGATCCTGAGCAGCAGGCTATCCTCTCCTCTGTCCAGTTCAACCGGCGCACCACTGTCCGCTCGGGCCATGCCCGGGGCAAGGATTATGTGGCAGCCGTGGCCTCGGTCTGCTTTCTATACCTGAACTCCCCATGCAAAGTAGTCAATACGGCACCCACTGGCCGCCAGGTCAACTCGATTATGATGGCTGAGATCCGCGGGCTGCTCCGTCATTCCCGCGTCCCTATGGGAGGTGAGGTTCTCCAGAACAAGATCCGCTTTGATGACCCGAACTGGTTCATGGAGGGATTCAAGGCTGCCGACAAGAACCAAGAGGCATGGACAGGATACCACTCCCCACATCTGCTGGTCGTCGTGTCCGAGGCTTCCGGCATTGATGATGAGACTTTCAGCGCGATTGAGGGACTGCTCACCGGCGATTCGCGCCTGCTGATTGTTGGAAACCCGATGCACAACTCAGGTGAGTTCTACCAATCCTTCCGATCCCCCCTTTATAACAAATACATCCTGGATTGCCTGTCCGCGCCCAATGTCAGGGCCAACCAGATCCTTATCCCCGGCCAGGTCGATTACCAGTGGGTGGACGATCATGTCCACAAGCAGGGCTGGACCGTTAGGATCTCCGAAGCTGAGATATCCGAGGCCGAGGGCGACTTCTTCTGGGAGGGCGACTGGTACCGGCCCACCGACCTGTTCCGCTCCCGTGTGCGCGGCATGTTCCCACAGGTGGACAGTGACAAGCTGATCCCTATCGGCTGGGTGGAGCTCGCCATGGACCGCTGGGCCAAGTGGAAGGTTGGTGGGGCCCTGATCACCGGGAGTCTCAGGCTGGGCGTGGACGTTGCCGGGATGGGTGCCGACTGCACATGTTTTGCATCCCGCCATGGTGATGTGGTCCTCCCCTTCGAGGCATTCAGCAAATCCGATCACATGGTCACGGCTGGCATGGTGAAGAACAGGCTCGCCCAGGGTGGCCGCGCCTTCGTGGACACCATCGGTGAGGGTGCCGGTGTGTTCTCCCGGCTGCGCGAGGAGAAGGCCGCGGCCATCAGCGTCAAGTTCAGCGAGCAGGCCCGTAATCCCCGCGGCATATCCCTGCACGACAAGACGGGCGAGCGGTGCTTCGTCAACATGCGGGCCTACTGCTACTGGTCCATGCGTGATGCCCTGGATCCACAGCTGGGTGGCACCCTGATGCTCCCACCCGATGACGAGCTGGTCCAGGAGCTGACTGAAATAGGCTACACTGTTCGTGGCAATGGTGAATTCATCATGGAGCCAAAAGACGATATCAAGCTGCGCCTTGGCCGGTCCCCTGACCGTGCTGACGCCCTAGCCCAAACCTACTACCCAGGTGGCCGCTCAGGCATGGTCACGGCTGCATCCAAATATGAGTGGAGGGGTTGACATGGCCTCAATTGGTTCAATATTTGACATGAAGACATGGGGTAGTGGCCGGTTGGGCAGCCGGGTGCGCTCCATGACCAAGACCGCGAGCATGCTGCGCCGCGAGGTAAGTGGTTTGAGGAAGGTTGTCGATGAGAAGGAGGGCAAGATCCAGCATCTGACTCTTGACCGGGCTGATGTGGCCCAAACCACCGGCTCAACCACATACACGGGCAATCCATACCAAAGCTACGCGGCCCAGGTCGCGGAGCTGGATCGCAAGTTTATGGGCTTGGCCACCTGGGGCAATCAAGTCACTCAGAACGTTGTTGCGCTCCGGTCCTCCTTCACCGTGGGTTCCGGCGTCCGTGCTGTGCCCGCTATCGGGGGGGCTGAACGGGAGCTTGATTTCATCAATGCGTTCATGAGGCACAATAATATAGCTACTGGCATCGCCATGGATTGGGTGCGTGAGGCCGAGCTTGAAGGAAAGTTTCTCGTGGCGATCGTACCAGTTGCCGACAGCCCGGATAGCCTTGATGGCAAGATGGGCGACGGCACCATCCCGGGGATCATCGAGGCCCGCTATATATCGTGGAATACCCACACATATAAGGTCACTACGCTCCCCATGGACTATTCCCGCTACACTGGCGTGGACTATAAGGTGGCCAAGACTGGCAAGGAGGTCCACCTAAACCCCGACGAGTTTGTCTACAGCAAGTTTGGGGGCCGCACTGACAGCGTGAACGAGACCCCGCCCCGGCTTGGCCCAGTCCTGCGCCAACTGGAGGACCTGGACAAGGCCCTCTACGATTGGCGCTTGATCAACAACCTATATGCATCACCCACCCCATGGGTTGATGCCGATGATGATGCTGCGGCTCGCAGTATATACGATGGGATCAAGCAGATGAATTGGAAGGTTGGCAGGCTGTTGGTTACATCCGGTGCCCGGTTTGCTATGGTTGAGGCTGCCAGTGGGCGCGGCATAGACTCGCTGGAGAAAGAGATCATCACCAATGCCAAGTTCATCTCCGGTGCGTCCGGCGTCCCAGTCCACTTCCTCGGCCTGCCCGATCTCCTGTCCAACCGTGCCACTGCCGACAACCTGGTCGAGCTCGTGGTCGGCTCTACGGCCCGGGAGCGCCAGATATGGATTGGTTTCTACACAGAGCTGTTCCGCAAGGTTCTGCGCATGGCCAATACTATATACCATGCGGGCTTCAACGAAAGAGCCGTTGGTGCCGACATCCCGTTCGTCTCCGGGTCCAAACTGAAGGAACTCGCTGAGGTCTGGCTGCCCCTTTACATGGCTAATGCTCTGGACTTGGGCACCTTCCTGTCCAAGGTCCCTGAGATCGATGCAGCTGCTGTCGAGAAGAAGCTGGCCGAGAAGGCAGAGCAGGATGCCCTGAACCTTGCCGCCAGCATCCGAATCCCCGGTCAGGAGGATGATAGCGATGACCGCAATCCAAGACCTTAACATCCGTGGAGTGCGTGGCTTCCGTCTGGGTGGCGAGGGCAGGTTCCACCCCTACGCAGACGGCAATGTCCACTCCCGTGAGGCTTCTCGCCAGGCATGCATGCGGGAGGCCCGCTCCGCTGATGTGGAGCTGGTCCAGCATTTCCGGGCGAGGATACGACACATGGCTGATGCCGAGATCCTGAGTATGGTGGGCCAAGACACACTGGATAAGCTAAAAGAGCGTGACCCGCACCCTATGATCAGGGTCTATGGCATCGGCCATGAGGGGGAGGCTGTCGGGAACGTGGTCGGGATCGGCCAGAAGGTCGTCCAGTATATCAAGGCCGCGATCTCCAAGCTCCACGACAAGCTGATCATGGGCACGGCGATATTCAACCGCCATGCAGCGGACGAGGGACATGATGATCGTGTCCAGATCGGTGAGGTTGTCGGCAAGGGCATCAAGACCATAGATGGCCGCGACAATGCCATGGCTGCAGTATATATCAAGCCTGAATTCCGCGATGATTCCCTGGATGTTGCCAGCATTGAGGCCAATGTTGCCTATTCTGTGACTGGCCATGGATCAGCCGAGGTGAGAGATGTCACGCAAGTTACGGGGATAGCCCTGTCCAACCATGAGGTGGATGTGCCGGGCTTCCCTGGGGCGACTTTGCTGGGGGTTATACATGCCTTCGCAAGAAATGACTCGAAAGAGGGGAATGGTACCATGACACTGGAAGAGCTGAAAACAGCTATCCGTGAGGGGAGTTACAAGCCCGGCGACCTGTTCGATGGGGCGGTATTGGTGGCTGATCCAGCCGTCAAGACTCATGTTGAATCGGAGCGCCAGACTGAGTACGAACACGCCAAGCGTGTCGAGAAGAGGCTTGGTGAGGAGAGGGAGGCCCGGCTGGCTGACCAGAAGGCGCACGAGGTGGAACTGACCACGGCGCGTCAAGAGACGGTCAAGCTGAGCAAAGGGTCTACTCTTGCTGCCCTGTCCACTGAGCGAAAACTGGATGATAATCAGAAGAAGTTCGTAGGGATTCACCTGGCCGAATTCAAGACGGAAGCTCCTGACGACGCCGGGGTCCGCAAGGACATGAACTCGTGGATCGATGGGCAACTGGATTCATACCGCAGCATCGCTGAGATTTTCGGTGTGAAGCCGGATGATAAGCCACCAAGTAATGCGCAGACTCCTGCCTCCGATGGCGGTGGGTCTTCCAGCGCCCCAACGGATCTGACAGATCCTGCAAATAATCCATTGATACCCAAATAAGGAGGTAATCGAACAATGGCTCTTAGCTACCCAAAACTGCGCTGCCCTCTTGAGCAGTGCTCATCCCTTAAATTTACGGCGGCTGCTGACTACGTTGCTGGCGAGATGGCGCTCGTTGGCGCATGCGTTGGTATCGTTGTGGAGGCCACGGATAATGGTGATGAGGCTGTCCTGGTCTACCGGGCACCAAAGGTCTTGGTCCCGTGCCCAGCAGCCGCTTCTGGCGACTATGACGTGGGCGAAAAGGTCTACTTCGACGTGACGGACAAGGAGGTCAATCAGGCCAGTGCTTCCAACTACTTCTGTGGAATCATCTTGGAGGAACCTGATGCTGGTGATGAGGAAGTCCTGATCGACCTTGATGGCCTAGGCGTCACTGTGTCCTAACCCCCGGTGGATTTGACTCCCCGGCTTTAATGTTATCCATTGGAGGTGCATACTATGAGAGGAAAAATCGTCCAAGACTGGAGCGGGGTCGATATGAAAGACCCAAAATCGCGTGCTCTTGTCTATGGTGCGCTCAATCACTATCTCCAGGTTCCACAGACGAACCTGGAGGTTAAGGCTGCGATGCAGCACTTTGCAACGACTGGGGACTTCCCCACAACTGTGTTGCAGGTGCTGGAGAAGTTCGGTCTGGAAAGTGCTTATGATGAGGGATGGCGGGATGTCTTTGATGTCCGTGATTTCACGGCGTCTAACCGCAATGGCTTCGACATCCTGGATGTGGAGCACGGCCTGTCCTTCAAGAAGGTCAAGATTGGCGAGAAGGCCCTGATCTACAAGATGGGTGGGGCGAAAGTCACCGTCAACTTCGATATCTATGGTGGTGGCCTTGGCTGGCACCGTACGTTGTTCGACGATATGGAGTACTGGACTCTGGAGGACAACGCTCGTGCCTTCCGCAACCGGGCTGCCTACGACCGCTCTCAGATTTACTACGATCTGATTGATGCCGTGGGTGCCGGGCAGAATCTGGCATGGCAGGCGGTTACTCCTGCAACTGTCGCCACCAGCAACGAGAACTACAATGCCATCAGGGACTTCAACACGATCAACAAGGCGTGTGAGACCATCCTGTTGGCTGTCAAGGACAAGGGCTACGGCGTCAATACCCGCAGCCAATTCGTTCTCTTGGCACCGATCCAGCTCATGGGCCGGATCAATCGTGCTATGGGGCTGCTCAATGCTGGTATCTCGGGGTCATCCTTCCCTGGGCTGTTCTACAACGTTCGTGTTGTTTACACCATGATGCTGTCGAGCTCGTCGGTGTTCTACATCGCCCTGCCGAAGATCAAAAACAAAGCGGGCGTCCGCATGAATCTGACTGTCTTCGATGAGTTCGATCCGATGAGCTACAGTGACATCGCGGTTGGCTGGGAACGGCATGGCGGAGCGATTGGGGACAGTGAACAGTTCCAAAGGTGTGCTACTGCCTAAGGGATCGAGGAATCTGTCTCATTTTTGATTGACTGTGGGACTTTCCCAGTGTATACGTTGAGGGAAAGTTGGGGGGGTGGGTAGTCACTCCCGCCCCCCATTTCTCAGGAGGTCCACAAGATGCCCCCCAGACTGCCAAGAACATCAAAACACAACGACATGCCAGGCGTCATCATGACGACCCAGCCGTACAGGCAGAATGACCGCACTGCCGTATCCACTGAGAACATAGGGCGCGTCCTTGCCGTGGAGCGGGATTTTGTGAAGGAGGCTATGAAGGGTGCAGAAGGCTCGCCAGCTGATGATCAGAACATCCGACCTGCGAAGGAACCGACAATCCGCGGCCACAAAATATCCCCCAAAGTCATGCGGGACTGGCGAGAAGGGCGTCTCGCGGCTGGGTCCACTCCGTGATGGTATGTGGGCCGGTCGCCGGTGCTTTATCGTGGGTGGTGGCCCCAGTGTCGCGGACTTCGACCTGTCCCTGCTGCGTGGTGAGCTGACTATCGGCATCAATCGGGCTTATGAGGTATTTGATCCCACCATTATATTTGGCATGGATGCCCGCTTCTGGTCGTGGGTAGAGTCTGGTGAGTTTGGGCAGGCCGCCAAAGAGAAGTTCACAAACTACACGAAGGGCTACAAGGTATGGCTGTCCATGGCCAGATCCGTATACCCGGATGACTTCATAACCATCCGCGATGCTGGGATGGAGGCATTCACGTCATCCCTCGAGGAGGGTATTGGGAATGGGAACAACAGTGGATATGCGGCCCTGAACTTGGCGTTCGTCCTCGGCGCTGACCCTATCTACCTCATAGGGTATGACATGTGTGGCGACGGTAGAGGCAATCAGGTATGGTTCCATGATGGCTACCCGACCCACCAGCCCGAGAACGTCTACAAGGGGTTTATCAGCCATATATCGCAGCGTGCCGTCCCGGTCATCAATGACTCTGGGCGCTCCGTGATAAACCTCAACCCTAATTCATCGCTTGGGTGCTTCGTATTCCAGGTGCCTTGTCCTGCCCTGACGGTCCCCCAGGGTGTCACGATCATTACACCTACTGGGGACCGGCATCGCGCATTCAGTCTGTGCCAGAGGTGGATGAGGGCACAGACCCTGCAGCCTGGTCAGTGGATCGTGGTTGACGATGGGGTGGAGCCAACTATCCCGGAACCCTTCCCTGGCATGGAGTACGTGCGCCGCCAGCCGCGCCTGAACGACCCCAAGCCCACCCTGATGATCAACATTCAGACCGCGCTCCCATACATCGCGGGACGGAAGATCATTGTCATTGAAGACGATGAGTACTACGCCCCGGATTACATTGCCACGATGGCTATGAAGCTGGATGAGGCTGAGGTGGTTGGCATCAAGCGGAGCCGGTATTATCACCTTCCATCGGGGGGCTGGGTCGTCCACGTTAATGACCACCATGCCTCCTTGGCCCAGACCGCATGGCGAAGGAGCTTTCTCCCTGATGTCGCCAACTTCTTGGAGCGTGGCATGGTTACTGCGTGGCTCGATTGCAGGATATGGGAGCTGGCTAGGAAGAGTGGCCGCGGTCTCCTGTTCTCCGATGCCGATAAGCCACTCTATGTTGGGATGAAGGGCCTGCCTGGCAGGTTCGGTATTGGGGTGGGCCATCAGGGGGAGCTCTATGGCATGCGCGATACGTTTGAGAGGGATATGCTGATGGAGTGGATGCCCAACGATTACCATGTCTATATGGATTTATTGAAATCTGAACTTGGGGGTAAAACAGATGTCGCAGGCACGTAACTTGCAGGAATTCAAGGATGGTTTCGCTTACGAGATGGACCAGGTTTATAGGGTGCGTGGGGCCTCCCTGGGTCAGGGTTTCGTGGAATACGAGCGATACCTGGAATACGTCTGGATGTACTTTCTGGCCCATGGCATCACTGATCCTATGGTGGTCGAGATAGGTCTTGGTGCTTTCAACGCCCAGCGTGATTTCTATAGGAACATCTTGGGGGCGGACCACATCGGGATCGATATCAATGGCTGCATCCAGCCATCACCTGACATTGCAGGATCATCGGCTGACCCCGAGATTTTCCAGAAGCTGAAGGAGATCCTCGATGGCCGTCCCATCGACTTGCTGTTCATTGACGGGGACCATGGCTACCAGGGGGTCAAGACCGATTATGAGATGTACTCCCCCTTGTCCATGCACCTGGTCGGCCTGCATGACGTGCTTGTTCGGGGCCTGGGCGGCATGTGCGAGGTGGATGTGCTGTGGGATGAGCTCCACGTCCAGAACAAGCAGGACACCCTCATCTCATTCCACCACACTAATGATACCCCCTGCTTGATACCGAAGACGCTTGGTATTGGGTTGATTATCAAGGAGCCCACCAGGGTGTGGGGGCCGGAATATGCGAGGGACACATGATTGACATCATTAGAAACCTTAAGGTTAAGATCTTTGTCGATGCCGCCAGCCTCGATGATCTGAGAAAGTGGGCCGACCACCCGCTCGTTCAAGGCTTCACCACCAACCCGCTGTTGATGTGCCGGGCCGGTGTGGGGGATTATGCCGACTTTAGCCAGGAAGTTCTGGCTATCGTCAAGGGTATGCCGGTCAGCTTCGAGGTACTTGCCGACGAGTTTGAGGAGATGGAGGCCCAAGCTCACATAATCAGTAGCTGGGGCCAAAGCGTCTATGTGAAGATTCCGATCACCAACACGCGGGGTGAGTCCTCGGGGCCACTGATCAAGAAGCTGGCCAACGCTGGGGTCAGGGTGAATGTCACGGCGGTCATGACCTCGGGACAGGTGCGGATCGCTGCTGATGCTTTGGAGATGGGGCCACCTAGCATTATATCAGTCTTTGCTGGGCGCATAGCCGACACATGGGTGGATCCATGCTGGTTCATGAGCAGGTGTGGCGACATCTTGCATAAGTGCCCCCGGGCTGAGTTATTGTGGGCGAGCACCCGTGAAGTGCTCAACATCTGGCAGGCCAATACGTTTGGCTGCCACATCATTACCGTTCCCCCGGGTATCCTGGCTAAGATGGACATGGTGGGTAAGGACCCTAAGGAATTCTCATTGGAGACCGTGAGGCTATTCTACGAAAGTGGCCGTGCCGCTGGATTGAGGCTGTAACATGGAGACTTTGATTGTTGATGCCGTCCTTGGTGGCCCATTCAGGGCCAACGCGCATGACTGCCCCCTATCGGCCATGCTGGCCGGGGGCATCCCATATGAGCCATCCACCGTGAATCTCCTGCGGGAGAATATAAAGCCGGGGATGACTACCGTGGACATAGGGGCCAATATTGGCTACATTACCACTCTGCTGGCCGGGCTGGTGGGGCCAGAAGGGCGTGTTTACTCCTTCGAGCCGGAGCCCAATAACTATGCCATCCTGTGGGACAATATTGTGACCCGCAAGCTGGCCCGGGTGTTCCCCGTCAATGCGGGTCTTTATGATTCTGCTGGTGACATGACCATGCACCTAAGCCCACATAATTTGGGGATGCACAGCATGACTTATTGGGAGGATGGTTGGCCAGCCATCAGGGTTCCAGTGGTCACGTATGATGAGTTCTTCGGCCCAGACAGGTCTATAGATTTTGTCAAGCTGGATGTAGAGGGGAGTGAGGCGGCGGTTCTGGCTGGGGCTTCATACCTAATGGGGCCTCAGGGGCCCAGCATGCTGCTTATGGAATTGAACGTCAACATGCAACAGCGGGCTGCGCGGCCCATGGATGCCGTCTTACATGACTTAATCCATGCAGGATTCAAGCTCAGTATCATTAGGGATAATGGCCTTGAGTCCTTCTCTGGTCGTGGCGTCGATAGGGTGATAGATGAATTCACCAAAACCTACGGGAATATGTGGTGCGAACGATGAAGATAACAATAATCAGTATGTGGTACAACGAGGCCATGATCGCCCCATATTTCCTGGGCCATTACAGCTTTGCCGACAAGATCCTGATCGGCTTGGAAGCCACGTCCAGTGATAGCACCCTAGCCCTGCTGGAGAAGACCAAGAACGTGGAGATCGAGGAGCTGCGGTTCCCTGATGGGATCGACGATGATCTGAAGATAGGTGCATTCAATGGGATGATTGCCAACCAGGACTGTGACTGGGTTTATGCGGTGGACTCCGATGAGTTCCTGTTCCCACAGAGGCGCATGGACCATAGGCTGGTGCTGTCCAATCAAGGGGATGCCAACCTTGTGTGGGCTGATATGTGGAATGTCCACCGCCACCTCTCCGACAGCGACCTCGACCCAGCCATGCCAGCCGCCAGCCAGCGCCGTCATGGGGCGGCCCAGATCCATCATGGCAAGCCGGTGATTTGCAGGCCCAATGCTGGCCTGGTGCTTGGCCCTGGTCAGCATACCTATGCAGCCAACCCCGGTATCATTGTGTCTCCGGACAGGTTTCATGGTGTCCACTGGCAGATGGTGGACGCTGAGATGTCTATCGACCGGCTGATCCGGGGCCGCAGGGATAGGATGAGCCAGCACAATATTGAGAAGGGATATGGGTCGCATAACTTTGCGTGCACTGAGGAGCAGATCCGTAAGGAGTGCGTTGAGCACTTGGAGGATCCACTGCTGTTTGGGCAGTACATGGAGCTCCTGTTCCCATATAGCAGAGATATAGCTTGACACATGAGATACAGTAGATCATCATGAGCCTAGTAGAGGGGGTAGTCTACCGATGTCCACCATCTATAAGATTCCTGTCTCGTTCCCCCCGGATACTGGTTCCACTCTGGTAGCGGGCCAAGACCGCCCATCACCACAGGTTGGTAGCCAGTCCACTCCCCCATTAGTTGCATGCAGCAACTACCTAGAAGACCCCCTCTACCCCAATCTATTCATACAGGAGTCTGTATATGGCGGATCCGACCTATGGCTGGGTAACGATAGCCGAGGCTGATGCCTATATGGTGCTGCGTCTGGGTGCCTCAGAGGTATGGTCCTCTGGGGCCGAGAAGGTCGCTGCTCTCTATACTGCATACTTGGACTTGTCAAACTGTAATAGGTTCTCCCTCCCTGCAGTAGCCGACGCCAACATGAAGATGGCTCAGTACGAGCAGGCCCTGTTCAGGCTTCGGCAGGATGATGGGCTGGACACGCGCATAGATTTGCGGACTATGGGCGTGGTTATGGCTGGGGTGGTCAAGGAGACGTACAGGGGCCACCCGACCCTGGCTGCTGGGCGGCGCTCGACAGTCGAGGTGCCTATTAGCCCTATGGCCGAGGCCATGCTGTCCGGCCATGCCATCTCCTCAAGTGCCTTCATTGTTGAGCTTGAGCGCGATGAGGACGAAGGAACTACCATCTGATGGTCTTTGGTGATTTCCAAGAACTGCAGGGGGCCGAGGCCCGATTGTTCGTCGCAAGGGACGCGGAGATGCTGATGAGTATCTATGCGTCTGCCCAGGCCCGGCTCACATCACTCCTGGCTGGCACCCTGTCCGATTACCAGAGATGGCGTTTCGAGCAGGTTCTGCGGCAGGTGGATGCCGAGATCGCGGTGCTTAATGTTCAGGCCCGGTCATGGGCCACCACTACGATACCCGATTCATACAAGCGCGGGGCCATGGCATCGGCCCAGACCCTGGCTGATTTCGGCCAGACCGTGGGCGAGATAAACTTCGGCAACAGGCTCAACAGCAGGGCGATCAAGATACTGGCGGACCAGGCCACATCAGACCTGCTTAGCGCCAACCAGAACATGAAGACACAGCTTACCAGGTACGTCCGGGCCACCCAGCAGACCCTGGTCAGGGATGCCGCCATCAGCAAGTCCATTGCCGAGGGCGTCATTGTCCCTGGCGAGTCCCGCACCATCCAGCGGGGGATCGAGAATCAGCTGCGCGTGGCCATGGGCAACAGCCGCTACATCAACGTGGGTGGCCGCAACTACACCCCTGAATACTACAGTGGGATGGTGGCTAGGACGCGCCTGCGCGAGGCATCCAGCAATGGAACTGTTATGTCGTGCCTTGAATTTGGGTGTGATCTGGTCCAGGTGGACTTGCACCCCGATGCCTGCCCGATCTGTCAGACCCATATGGGCAGGGTGTATTCCATATCGGGGACCAATCCCGACTTCCCGCCTCTGGAAACCAGTGAGGTTCCACGCCATCCACATTGCTTGTGCTCGCTGGTGCCAGCCCCCGAGGTGGCCCTCAAGGTGCGCGGCACATACGATGCCCTGTCAGCCCTGTCCATGGCGTCCCCTACAGTGACTACTGAGAAGGAGGCCCAGGCGTGGCTGGACAAGAACCAGGATAAGAAACTTGGCCGCATTACTGATCTCCAATCATGGGTCAACGACTACAATACGCGGTCAGTGGGGGTGGCTTAATGATCAGAGCGTACCTATTCGATGCTGTGCGCCGGGTCAGGCCGGTCGTGGATAAGTACGGAGAGAATGTATCTCTTGGCCTGACGCTGCTCTCAGCGAGGATTGAGTGGGGCGAGAGGCTCATCACGGATCAGGCGGGCCAGCGGGTTATATCTCAGGCCATGGTCCTGCTCGATAAGAAGGCAGTCCTGCTACCCAACGATTACCTGCGGATCTCTAGTGTGGATTACCCTATCCTGACTGTCCAGCATAGGATAGACTTTACGCTGAGATATCTTGAGGTGTTTATCTGATGGCGCAGACCCGACTCAGTATCGACTTCGCTGCATTCAATGCCAAGCTCAAGGCTGTGCTCGGCACTGGTATTGGTAAGGCCGCCATTGATGGAGTGGGCCAGGCTGGCTTGATGATTATGTCTGATGCCATCATGGATATGCCAGCTGTGCCTCTAGGCTATACGGAGACTGGCTCCATCAACCCCGGGCGTCTACGCAGCTCCGGCAGTGTCTTCGTTAACAGGAAGCTGCTGTCTGTATCCCAGAATGTTGGGCATGGGACCCCAGCCTCCACCATAAGTAGGACAGGCATAAAGGCAGGGGAGCAGATTGAGGCCATCGTGGCGTTCAATACCCCATATGCTACCTACCAGCATGAGGGCAGTCGCAGGGATGGGTCACATGTTATCCGCCGCTGGAGCCACCCTGATGCAGGCCCTAAATTCCTTGAATCCAAGCTCGTGCAGCGCAAGCAGCAGTACATGGATATTGTAGGCCAGGTCATAAGGGAGTACCTGAGGGGATGATTAGAGAGATCGTCAATTATATCGAGGACCAGATCCCTGCCTACGCCCTTGGGGATATCCTCTTCTCTGGGTTCCGCGGCCCCAACTCGCCGGATAGGTGTATCACTATCCTTGAGCGGACTGGGGCCACCCATGACTTCTACATCCCAGGCAAGACCGAGGTGCCTATCCAGATCATGACTCGTTCCACTTCCTATGAGGAGGCTAGGGACGACAACCATGCTGTGGTGGGCCTGTTCCACGGCTTTGACAAGGCAGGTATAACTCTTCCCACTATTACCAGTGGGGTCATATATTTTATCGGAGCGGCAGAGCTCATATCTGGCCCGGCGTGGCTCGGCCAGGACGAACGGGGCAGGCATGAGTTTACAGCCAATATATTGATGCAGGTACAGCTTAACTAAAGGAGGCGAAGTACAATGAGTGGATCAATTGGTCCTGTAAGGGATTTGGGTCCGTGCCAGATCCTGTTTAATAGTGTGGATCTGGGTGTCACCAATGGTGGTGTTAAATTCCGTTATTCTGAGGAAGACACCCCTGTGATGGAGGACCAGGAAGGAACCGCCAGTGTTGATGATATCATCACTGGGTATACGTGTGAGGCTGAGGTCCCGCTGACGCGCATGGGCCTGTCCTCGCTGAATACCTTGCTGGCAGGGTGCTCAGGGTCCGGCACGGATGTGGCCAGTGGGTCGATCTCAGTCAAGGCGTCTGTTGGCACCAGCCGGTACGACAATGCCTACGAGCTCGTCCTCAAGCCCATCGTCGATGGGGTGGCTAGTACCACCAGCAGTGAGTGGCTGCATATCTGGAAAGCCAGTGCGCGGCCCGACTTTGAGTTGCTCTATGATGCCACCGGGCAGCGGGTCTATAAGTTCCTGTTCAAGGGATATGCCGACCGCACGAGTGGTGTCGCCACCAAGCGCATTTGGGGCATTGGGCCGCTGCATGTCTAATATGGCCCTGGAGACTGAAAGAACTAAACCCTAACCACCGGATACCGTGTGGGGGATTAACTACCTTGATTACCCCAATAGGGGAGGAGACATGAAATGAAGATAGACATCGACAGCATGTTTGAGCCGATTGAGATTGTCATGGGGGGCAAGCCCTATACCGTGACGAAGATCACGCAGGGGGTCCTTGACAAGATCAGCAAAGGGGCCGACGATGAGGCCGACGAGTCTGGTACCGTACCCGATCTCAGCCAGAAGCTGGGTGAGCAGCTGGGCATCATCCTGAACGTGGAGGTCAGCTGTTTCGATGACCTTGATGTTCGCATTAAGACTGCCGCTGTCAGGAACCTTACGGATATCCTGACCAAGCAGCTTCGTGGTGGGGACGACCAGGGAAACGTATCCACGGCCGCTGCCAGCGCTACCGGCTAATTGCAGCGGCCTTCCCTGGGCTGTTCCACTACCTTGATTTGCTTCAGCTTGATGACCGTGACCTTAATGTATGGTCGCGGCTGGCCCAGGCTGAAGTGTTGGAGAAGAGGCTTACTATGATGGATGCAGCACGCAGTGCATGGATGGATTCGTCTCAGTACTCGTCCTATATAAACGGGGTACAGCAGTCCATAAATACACTGCGCCGTGGCACTACGTACACACAGGTCGTCCGTGAGAACTGGAATGCTCTCAAGGAGATGGGTGGAGGCTAACGTGGAAGTTGGTGCAATAACTGGTAAACTGACCCTGGACACCTCCCAGGCGGAGTCTGCCGTAAATCGGTTTAAGACCACGCTAAAGGGTATCCAGGGGTCTGCCAAGACTACATCCACTGCGATGGCTACCTCGCTTGGTGGCACTGCCCAGAAGTCCGTCAGCTCCCTGGGCACGGCTATTGGCCGCACTGAGTCCGACATCAAGAGCCAGATATCGACCATGCAGAAGTTGCTGCCCACTGTCAGAAAGGGCGGCTACGACTACAATCGCCTGTCCCGCGAGATCGAGGACTGTGGCAAGGAGCTGAGCGGCCAGACCGTCATCCAGGAGCGCATGCGCGAGTCCATGATGGTGGCTGGCTCGGTGGCGATGCACTTCGCCATCGTCATGGGGGCTATAGGTGCTGCTGCCTTTCTTGCCACCAAGAGTATGCTGACTATGGCTGCTGCTGCGGAGGAGACCCGTAACCTATTTGAGGTCTCCATGGGGGCTATGAGTAGTGCTGCCAACAGGTGGGTCAAGTCTCTGAATGCCAGCCTTGGTATCAGCACGATGAGCCTGCAGAAGATGATTGGCACCTTTAATGTCATGCTGTCCAGCATGGGCCTGGCTGAGACTAAGGCGTATGGGATGTCCAAGGCACTGACCCGGTTGGCCTTTGACATGGCGTCCTTCTACAACCTCCCCATCGAATCTGCGTTCCAGAAGCTGTCGGCCGGCCTTGCAGGTGAGATTGAGCCCTTGAAGAGATTGGGCATCCTCGTCAATGACAACGCTGTGGCTCAGTATGCACTATCTACCGGCATGGCCAAGGCGTCCAAGGACCTCACTGACCAGCAGAAGGTTGTTGCTCGTTACAACCTCATCCTGGAACAGACCAAGATGGCCCAAGGCGACATGGCTCGCACCTTGGGTAGCCTGACCAACCAGTGGCGTGTGGCTGGGTCCCAAGTTGAGGAGCTCACTGTGACTATGGGGACCCATCTGGCAGATGCGGCCAAGTCTCTTCTAGGGGTCTTCAACTCACTGGTTGGGTCCCTCAACTCAGCAGCCAAGGCCCTGCCCACACTGGCCGCTGGTCTCTCTGCATCTGCAGCAGCGGCAGCAGTCCTATTCCCCATCTTGGCTGCAATAGCCCTTCTCACCCCAGGTCTGATGGCCTACTCAAGCGCACTGGGTATAAAGATGGGTGCCTTGGCTATTAAGACAGGTGCCTTGGCTACTGCGGTCGCTGCCCTGATTGGTGCATGGACGGTATTCCAGAAGTCCATAACCCATGTCTACCGGGATGCTATTCTTGACAATGAAGAGAAGATCAAGACCATAAAGAATCTCCAGGAGTTGGAGGTTCGGTATACCGTCCTCAAGTCGGCTATGGGCTCGTCTAGCAGCATGTCGCTGGAACTCAAGGAGTCCACCAAACAGCTCAAGGATGTGTATAAGGAACTCAAGATGTCCGTGGATGATACCGCTACGGCATTTGGGAATATGGCCATAGAGGCTGCCGAGAGGCAGATTGTTAAGGTTGAGGAGCAGTTGAAGTCGCTGAGGGAGGAGATACTTGCTCTGGATGTGGCGGCTGCTAGGGCGGCAAGATCAACAAGGTCTCTGTGGAGTCTGGCTCCATCCACATTTCTAGGGGGGGATAGGGCTGGGTTCCTGTCTGGGGCGTCCTACAAGAGAGAGCAAGAGGAGGATCTAGAAGGCGAGCTCAAGAAGCTCAATGATATCGTGGACCCGGTTTCAATAAAGTTGAGGAATCTAGCAGCCGCCACCAAGTTTGCATCCTCTCAGGGTATAGAGATGGTTGGAGTTTTGGAGAAGTTGGTTGCCGAGGCCAAGATGTACAGGCAGGTCCTGTCTGATGCTGGTGAGTCCACCAAGACATTCGACAAATACATTGCAGACACAATAGCCAAGATAAAGATACTTCGAGAGGGTGAGGCAGACGCCAATGCCAAGGGGCTAGGCAAGCTAATTGGTGAGACGGGAGCAGAGCTCCAAGCCCGTATCTCGTCACTCAAGAGTGAGTTGGCTGTGAGGAAGCATGCCTTGTCGATGGCCAAGGCGGGCTCTGCTGCCACAGTGGAGTATACGCATGATATTAGGCGCCTGACCGATGAGCTCAAGAGGGCTGAGGATGAGCTCCACAACATCAAAGAGGCCGGGAAGAATGTGTTCGAGAAGCTGGTCGGTGAGTCTGAGAGTAAGATCAGGTCCACGATAAGTGCACTGAAGAAGCTCCAGTTCATGCTGTCTGCCGGTCTCGGCCCTGTGGCGAACACAGCATTCAACAAAGCCGCTGTTGCAAAGGCCCTGGCTGATGAGATCAAGAAGCTGACCGGTGAGGTCAAGACCTACGGCGACAGGATGAGTGAGGCTGGGGTCATAACTGAGGACAGCATCAAGAAGCAGATCGAGCTGACCATGGAGCTCATCCCCTTGGCCGAGAAGCTTGGCAAGGCCAGGGACGTGGAGTCGCTCAAGAGGCAGCTTGAGGAGCTGAACATAACCCTCAACAGGACTGGTGAGGCTGCAAGGAATCTCGGCATCGATACCACCCGTAGTATTGAAAAGCAGATAGAGGATCTGCGCCAGTTGCGTGATGCCCGCTCAGATGACGCACTA